GCAAGGGATAGTTCTGATATTTATTAGAAAAGGATGATTTTATTTTATTGCAAAAAATGTTAACTTTGGCTTTTAAATCAGGATTTAAAACACCTGGCAGAGCCTTTAGAAGATTTTTGGATATAATTGAAAATCATAAAGAAGAATTAAGAAAATAAACTACTATCAGAAAATAATTACTAATTTTGTTAAACAATTTAAAGCGTGGCAGTCGCATTCCTCCCACCCACTCTTCGGGATGAGTTGGTATCCTGCTCCAATTTTATGAAAAGAGGTAGAAAAACAGTTTATGATAAAGATAAAATTATCCCTAAAATTATTGAATATTGTAAAATGGGATTAACGGAAGCTCAAATGGCTTCTAATCTCGGAATTGTCATGTCCACGTTATCCTGTTGGAAGTTAAAATATAAAGAAATTTCGGAAACCTTAAAAGCTGGTAAAGAGGAAATTGATATACAAGTTGAAAATGCTCTTTTCAAACGGGCAACAGGATTTGAAACGGAAGAAACTACCACTATAGCAAAAAATTCTAGTAATTCACAAACAACTGAAATTCATAAAACAAAAAAACTGATACCACCAGACCCTACTTCAATGATTTTTTGGTTAAAAAACAGACAGCCTAAAAAATGGACTGATCGCAAGGAAATTACAGGAGCAAACGGGGAATCTTTGAGGCAAGTATTCATCATTGGCGACAAAGAAATAGAAATTTAAATGGATTCTATAAAAACGGAAATCTTATTTAAACCATTTTCCAAGCAACTTGAATTTTTAGAAGCTGTATTTTCTGAAAAGTACAGCTTTGTTCTTTACGGGGGAGCTATAAGAGGTGGTAAGACATACGCTTTATTAGGTTTATTTATTTTACTTTGCAAGATATATCCCGCTTCCCGGTGGGCTATTGTTAGGTGTGACCTTCCGACTATAAAAAGAAATTTATACCCATCCTGGGATAAGATAAAACCAATTAATTTTATCAAGCATCACGATAAAGAATTACATACTGTAACTTTTAATAATAATAGTCAGTTAATATTTTTCCCGGAAAGTTTTGATACTGATAAAGAGTTAAATCGTTGGCGAGGCCTCGAAGTTAATGGTTTCGGTTTCGAGGAGATAAACGAGTGTCAAAGAATTTCACTTGGTAAAGCATTTGAAAGGGCGGGATCATATATTATTCCTAATGCTAAAAAACAACCCCCTCCGATAGTTGTCGCAACTTGTAACCCTTCTTTTGGATGGGTTAAAAATGAGATTTATAACCCTTTTCAAAAACACGAGTTAAATCCAGCATGGCATTATATTCAATCAAGAATATATGATAACGAGATATTACTGAAAGAACAACCCTTGTATTTAAAATCCTTGAAGGATAATTTAAACAGGTTTGAATATGAAGTATTTGTAGAAGGTAACTGGGACATACAATTAAAAACTGGTGGCGAGTTTTATAAATGTTTCGACCTTGAAAATCATGTTAGACCAGTAAGGTATAATCCTTTACTACCTTTGCATGTTAGCTGGGATGATAATGCCGTTCCTTACTTGCCTGCTGGAATATTTCAGGTTGAAGGTAAAGAAATCAGGATGATTGACGAGATAGCTGGAGTAAGTCCTGATAACACGATAGATTCAGTTTGCAAAGAAATAAAAAGATTATATCAAGGTCATGAATCTGGAATGTTTGTTTATGGCGATGCTACCGCTAACAAACAAGACACTAAACTCGAACATGGTTATAATTTTTACAGGCTCGTTACAGAAGCACTCTTTGAATATCACCCTTCTAACAGGGTTTTAAGTAGCAACCCTTCGGTAGTGATGCGTGGCAAGTGGATTAATACAGTATTGGAAAAAGAAATTGGAGGTATAAAAATTATAATTGGCGAGAATTGCAAAAAAGCTATAAACGACTTACTTATTCTAAAAGAGTCCGCCGACGGCACTAAGTTAAAAGAAATGGAAACGGATTCAATGACTAAAGTAAGATACCAGAAAGTTGGCCATTTTTCTGATTTATTTGATTATGTTATGGTTAGTTGTTTTAGTCATGAATATGCAATTTATCAACACGGGAATAGTTCGCAAACGATCCGGGGTTCGAAATTGTCACTTTCAAAGAATTCATATTAATTTTGTTTTTAATTCAAAAATAAATACTTTTGACAAACGAATGAAATGAGTTACCTCATACCTCAGGATTATAATCGTCTGATTCAAGACCCTACATTGCAGCAAATTATAAGCGGCAATCAAACCCTAGTATCTCTTGCCGAGAATGCTTCTTTGTCCGAAATAATTTCTTACCTGGTTCAGAAATATGATACTTCGAGGGAGTTCACGAGTACTTTATTATTCAATCCTGGTGCTTCATACAAGGCAAATAACAGGATTTATATTGATGCTGCACCTTACGATCCTACAAAAACATATGCTTTAAATGCATTATGTTTGCAAACTGGACAAGTTTATATATGTTCAATCGCTATCATAACTCCAGAATCCTTCGATCCAGCATCTTGGACTTTACTAGGCAACGAGTATGATATGTATTACGTTCAAGAGCCATTTCCTGAATTTAATTTAGAAGGTACTTATAATGTTGGCGATGAAGTTTGGTGGAAAGATCATACTTACACTGCTGTAAGAGCTACTAACATGATTGATCATGATATGAATTTGCAATTCGTGACATTGAGCAATCAACCATACTCTAACGTCTTCCCGGACGATCCTAATAATGGAAAGTTATACTGGACAGATAACGGGTTATACACGGTTTTGGGAACTTCGATACTTGATATTTTAATGTTCACGACAGGAGACAATAGAAATCAACAGATGGTTGAATACATGATTGATATGGTTATATACCGGCTTTACAAGAGGATATCACCTAAAGACATACCTCAAGGGCGCAGAGATGCTTATTCCATCGTCCTGGGTTGGCTTAAAGAATGCGCTAAAGGAACGGATATAACTGCAAATCTGGTAGAGATACAGCCCCCGCAAGGTTCGAGGATTCGATACGCGGGAAACGTGAAAAATTTTAATTCTTACTAAATGGCTAATCTCTTCATAAACGGTTTCAAGGCGATGTTACCTTCAGGTGTTAAAAATTACCTGTACCCTACCGATCTGGCAGATACGGCTAACTTGATTAACACCCCGGGCAGTAGTGATATAAACCGTAACTTGGGACAATATGCCGCTCCTGTCCCGATTACTCGACTAAGGCAAGATATAAATTCATGGCGGATAGCTATGAACGAGATTGAAAGGGTTATAATACCTTTCCGGTTTCGAATGCAACAATTATATCTTGACACGAGGTTAAACAGTCAAGTAGCTGCATGCATGACTAGGCGCAAGGAATTAACGATGCTCAGGGACTTCAAGGTATGTGATGAGAAAGGTAACGAGAGTCTTGAATTAAAATCTATATTTCGAAATACTACCTCGTCAGTAGCTATAAACGAACAAGCTACGCACTGGTTTGATATTTTTACAAGTCATGCCCTGGATTCACTGGCCTATGGATATTCTTTAATCTCATTGGGTGATCTTGTTAACGGGGGGTTTCCTGATTTAACGATATTGAAAAGGTGGTTAACATCTCCAGACAGGTTTATATTTTCTGCATTCCCTTATTCAGTTGACGGGAAGAAATTTAAAGAAGAACCTTTTTTAGATTGGCATATTTACATACCTACCCCCTCGGATCACGGTATATCAATCTGTGGTTACGGGTACCTTTTCGAGGTGGCACCTTACGAGATATACCTGCGCAATAACATGGGTTATCAAGCTGATTTTAACGAGGTGTTTAACATGCCTACCATAGTCGGTTCGACAACCAAGACAAAGGAAGAAGAAAGAGATTCCTTTTTTGAAGCTTTGAAAGCAGCGGGGTCAATGAAAACTATTCTCAAGGACGAGGCTACTGACACGGTAGAATTTATAGAGTCTAAAAATGTTGGTACCTCTTTTCAATCTTACGAGAAATTTTCTGAAAGGAATGAGAAGAATATCAGTAAAATAATCCTTGGTCATGCTGATGCGATGGAATCAACGCCTGGGAAACTCGGTCAATCAGGTAATAAAAAGGGTGTTTCTCCTGTCGATCAGGCCTTAGACGCTAAGCAAAGTACTGATGGTATTTTCATGCAGAATGTTTATAATTCGATGTTATTGCCACGACTCAGGAAAATGGGCTTCAAAATACCGCTTAATTATCACATCGAATTTAAAAATGATTCAGAAATTCAAGAAATTAAAACTAACGAGGTGGAATTAAACGCTAAATATGCAGCGATGGCACTCTCATATTTCCAGGCGGGTTACAGGGTTGATCCTGGTTACTTGACTGAACAAACAGGTATAAATATAACTGAAATCCCCGTACAGGCTGCAACGGAAGTTAAACCACTTTAGAAATGGATGTAAATACAGTTTTTAACAAGCTATTCGAGGCAAGGGACCAGGTTCATTATTTTCACTTGCAGACTAAATCTTATGCAGAACATAAAATCTTGCAAGGCTTTTACGAATCATGGATAGAACTTGCAGATCGCTTTATTGAAACTTATCAAGGTCAGTTTCCCTGTATACAAGGGCTTGTTACGATAACCTTGAAACCATACATGATCGGGGAATCATTGAAATACTTGAAAGCAGTATTATTCTTTTTGCAATCAGATGCACGTAAGTTAATCACTATTTCGAACACTGATTTAAACGCTGTATTGGATGAGATGCAGATATTAACAAGTCAAACGATTTATTTACTAGGATTAAGATGAAAGTTCCCTCGACAAAACCGTATAACATCCTCACGGATTACCGTCCCGAAAATAACAAGGTAGTGGATTCTCTCGCTTTGATAATCATGCAATTTCGTAAACGGAAATTAGCATTAAAGGCTATCTATGTTAAAGAACCATTATACGGTTACTTTAAAAAATGGGTCGAGGATGAATATAAAAAAGTCGAGGGTAAATCAATCCCGGAAGGTTCGCCTTTATCATTCGATAAAGTTAATATCGAGAAAGGTTCGATCTTCCAGGTTAATATCTTCCAGGTTGAGACTTTCAATGATTTCAACAATAATAATATAAAACTATTGAATTGATGAGCGTTACACTTAAACGTACAGTTAAAGCATATCCAAAACCTTTGACATATCATTATCTCAAAGGTTTTGTGGCATTAAGTGGTATATCTGAGAGTAGGGCAATAAGCGAGATGATCGAGATATTTTTTGAATCCCGATCATCAGAGGAAAGAAAAAATTACTTGGAAGCGAGTAAAATGGAGGGGAAAGGTTAGGGTTAGTTTTAGTTTTCTTTTCTAGCCCACAAAGTTACTAAAAAGTAGCCTACATTCAAAATAAATCTTATTATATAAATACTTTTGATGAAAATAGTTTCAAATGGATAATTATTTCATGTATTGCATAAATCCTGACGACGATGAACCGGTAATGCTTCTTAGCAATTACCTGGGATTTGACAAGGAGCAGGGTTATGGCGTCATGGGTGATGTATTTCAAAGGGAACTATTACTTCTCGACCAGATGGGCAAGAAAAGGATTCAAGTTTGGATAAACTCTCCTGGCGGCAACGTTTCGGACGGTTACAATATTTATTCTACGATTTTAAAAACCAAAACCCCTGTTGATACATATTGCACGGGAATGGCAGCTAGTATTGCAGGAGTGATATTCCAGGCTGGAAGGACAAGGGTAATGCTCGATTACGCTTTTTTAATGTATCACAATCCTTATAACGAGGATGGAAGTGTTGATGATTCTCTTGACACTTATTTAATCAGTTTAGCAACGATGATTGCAAACCGTACTGGTAAAAGCGATGATCAGATAAAAAAAATAATGGCTAAAACAACTTATATCCTGGCTGACGAGGCCCTGGATAACGGTTTTTGTGATAAGGTGGAAAGTAGCGAGGCTTTGAATACTAAATATAAAGTTTCGGTACCTCAAAATTTATTTCTTTTATCACACAGGACGAATAAAGAGTCGAGAAAGGAATATTTCAAGATCGCTAATACTGTTTTAGATAATATCTTCAATAAAAATAATTTAAACGATAATACTATGAGCTTACAAAGGATAAATAACAGGCTTAAACTTCATGCTGATGCTTCCGAAGATTCTGCTGTCGAAGCTATCGACCAGATTATGAACCGTGTTGTCAAGGCAGAAGAAGATAAAAAGAAAGCCGAGGACGATAAGAAAAAAGCTGAGGATGATAAAGTTAAATCGGAAGATGATTTGAAATCCTTGAAAGCTAAACTTGCAAAAGCTGAAGAAGATTGCACCAAGGCCGAGGATGATAAAAAGGCTTTGAAGGACAAAATTGCCAAGATGGAGGAAGATAAGAAGGACGAGGACGACAAGAAATCCAAAAAAGACGAGGATGATAAAAAGGACAAGGCTAAGAACCTGGTCAATGATCTCGTTTTACGTGGTATCATCCCAAATATTACTTCTGATATCGAAAAATGGCAAAACAAGGCATTTTTAAATTTCGATCTCGTGAAAGACCTGATCGACAGCATGCCTCTGAACCGCCAAGCCCACAAAATAGAAATACAAAAATTACCAAATACTCCAGTGAAATCCTTGGAAGGTTCTGTAGTATCAATGAGAATGGCTGAATTAAGAGCCGAATCAAAATAATAACAATTAAAAAATAAATATCATGCCCGAAGCATTATCAATTACCGATGTAACCTATGCAGGCGACGCCGCATCTTACATGATTTCTCACGCCGTCATTGATGCTGATACTATCAAGAAAAAATGTATCTACCTCGAAGATGGTATCAAAAAACAACGCACGATTCCTCGTGTTGATGTTACCAACATCATGCAAAAACGTGCGCCCATACCAACGAGTTCCGGGAATATCACTGTTGATGGTCAGAAATTGGTTCCTCTGGATCATATGCTCTATTTAGAGTTTGATCCGAGAGATTTTGAACAACACTGGTTCGCGGAACAGTTGAAACCTCGTTTGATTGATGCAGAGCTTCCCCCTACTGCCGAACAATTCGTGATGCTACAGTTAATGAAGCGTTTGAACGAGTTCTTTGAAAATGGTATCTGGAGAAGCCGTCTGGAATATGATCCTGATGGGGCGAATGTTAATCCTGTTACCATCGGGGGGACATCAGCCGATGCACCTTATATTTTTTGGGATGGGTTGATAGCAAAAGCTATGGCTAGTCCTTTAACTATCAAGGTTCCTAGCGCAGTTGCCTTAACGGGTGGTGCTAGTGGTAATATCATCACGGCTTTTCAAAACGCTTATCAACTCGTACCTCCAAGTTTGCTTTATAAATACGGGGACATGGGTCTGAAACTATTCGTTAGTTATACCGATCAGCAAAAGTATGAAAATACAATGCAGTTGTTAACGGTTTACAAGAACCAGGACACAACCCAGATGGGTATAAATCGTTACAACGGTTACAACGTTGTTCCACTTGCCGGACTTCCAGCAAATACTTTTTTCTGGGGAATGGGTGTTCCTGATATCAATTCTAATCTTTGGATGGGTATCAACTCGCAGGATGATAACAAGTTGACCATGCAACGTTTGCAAAACAACGCAGAATACTGGTTCTTCAAAGGTCTTTTCAAGACTGATGTTCAAATCGGTTTTCCTGAAGAACTTGTAATGTATTCATTATTCACATCATAATTAACTGGCCGGCTAAAAACCGGCCTTAAATAATATACAACATGAAAAAAATTACATTATTACTCTCGTTAATATTTTGCTCCTTCGTGGTATTTTCGCAAAGTACATCTCCCAGGATCGGCACAGGTGTGACACAGGACGTGAAAGGACATTATCTTACTTATAAGTACGTGGCAATTGCTGATACTTATACTGTAGCAAAAGACACGATCGCTCTGAATCCAAACGGGTACGATAATATATACCAGTTTACTCTGACTGGAGGAGATTCGTCCCAAACAACATTAACGGCTCCGATTAACACACGTACTTTTGCTGGCGATAAATTACAAATAATGCTTAACTGGGTGACTTTGAAAAGTAAAAAAGCCGCAACTTTAGGACAAGATTCAACAAATCGTAAAGTAGGTTTATCGTTTGTAATGGATAGCGTTAAACAAGTCGTTCATTATACACGCAAGGCATCTGCTTATCTGGGACAAGATTCTACTCATTCGGCTTATGTAAAAACCAATTGGGTATTAAATCCAGTTGCTAATACTAAATATCTTGTGACTAGATGGCGTAATAAAGCTATCATACGATTTGTATTCGATGGAGTTAAATGGATTGAAGTTGGAAGGATGGAGGAATAAATCATGAGTATAAAGAAAAAAACACCTGAACAATTAAAAGATTTGCAAACGACTTTGCAGTCAAACCCTCATATCGAGGAAGTTCATTTTGCAGTTAATGGTGATCATTATTTCACTAAACACGAATTGGAAGATAAGATCAAGAAAACAAAAAAAGCATACGGGTACCTGAATGCTGAGCCTATTCTTCACAAAGTTCAAGGTGAACGTAAGATATTCAAGATTGGGCCAGTACACACGGCTCATGCTGAAATCATGGAAAGTATATCGAGGGATAAAATACTAGCAATGAAAGCTACTGATGCAAAAGGTGAAAATACCGATGCTTTAAAGGCTAAAATTGCAGAGTTAGAACTCGCTAACGAAGTATTGAAGAGTCAAAAATGATCTATAGTGTATCAACACCGTCGGGAATAGATTTACAGGTTCAAAAATATCAAACTTGGTTATATAATGCTTTAAAACTAAAGTGGAATATTCAGGATGACATACAATTCGATTTCTACGGCAAGATATACCGGAACGCTATAAAAGACGGCAAGTTCGTGCCGGAAGCTTTCATTATTTCTTTGAATAATCCTAAAAATACTGTTTACAAGGAAATACTCTTTGATCAAATTAATAACAGTGTCGTTTGTTTCGTGTTTCCTGAAACTACGAGAAAGTTTGTTAACGGTCAAATGGTTACTAAGATAGGTTTTTATTTTATAATTAATACACAGAAAATAAACAACTTACCTTGGCGGGCTTCGGAAGAGATAAGGCAGGACATATATCAATTGATGTATTCAGGTCGTTTCAATTTCGAGTTCAAAGGTTCCGAGACAGATTTTAAAAAGGTTTTTTCGGAGTTTGATGGTTGGGTAACGGACGATAATTTACAATACATGTGTATTGCTCCTTTCTTAGTAATCAGGATAGACACGGAATTAACATATAATATTTTCGACACAAATTAAAAAATAAAAACATGGGTTCACCTTCAATAAACACGATAGCTCAAGCACTTTCCCCTTCTAACGTGGGGATTGGAGCTTATCAACTTGATCCTAAAATTATCAAGGGAGCGTTAATCGTTCCAAAAGGTTATGCTTTGACAGGGGCGCAGGTCGCAACTCTTCAAACAAAACTCGTTGCTGATACTCTTAATGACGCTAAGAACCTCAGGATTTATCCTATAGCCAATTTCGTTGAAACGAAAGATTCTAGCGAGGCTGCACCAGACCAAAAATTTGGTTATGGTCCTAGTTTGAAAGTTAGGGACGGGTATTACACCTGGTCGTTTCAATTCGTGCAGGGTGGTAAAACCTTGAATGATGCGTTGAGGACTTTCAACGGTCCTAGCTGGGATGCGTTTTTTATTGATGCGAATAACGTGTTAATGGGTACTCAAAACCCGAACGATGCAGCTGGATTAAAAGCTATACCTATCACGCAAATATATACAGAACCATTTAAACTCAATGACGGTAAGAAAGTTGCTGAATATATCATAGAATTTACCTTTGATCCTAAATACATAAATGAAGAAAGCACGTATATTTCAAATGCTAGTTTCGACATTTTGAATACTATTTTAGGACTTCAAACCGTGAATTTAACAGTAGGTAATGCTTCCACTCCAGCCGCTAAAACTTGGACTGTTAACGTTGCTACACCTTTGGGTGTTAATCTTGGTCCAATTTACGGAACTACACCTGGATCAGCCTTATCAAAAACATCGGCATGGACGGTATCTGATCAAACAACGGGAGTTTCTTTAACAATATCAACAGTTACTTATAATTCTTCAACTCAATTATTTACTATAGTAACATCAAACGCCCCTGGTTCTGTTGGCGATACTGTAGCAATAAATTTAGTTGGACCTACAGAATTAGCCGCTTCCAGTATCGGTGTGGTTGGTTTCGAATCTGCTGCTGCTGGTACTTTTGTTACCACGATATAATTAAAAACATTATTTTAGATATGGAGGGGGTTGGCATGGTGTCAACCCTTTTTTTTATTTTATCGATCATGGATAAGCTCGAAGTTCAAAGAGAATTGATAGAAGAGATAAAAAAATGTCAATCATACATTGATGATTATAAAAATACTTACGAAAAATACAAGAAATCCAAACAAAAAATCATTGAATTAAATAATAAACTACATGGATATAGTTGATTATCTCGAATCATTGATTAAATTGGATGTTGAAAAGGCAGCTAATATTGCTATAATGAAAACTCGTGACAAGTTAGGTGATCTAAACAGGAAACAATTATCGGAAGGAATAAGGGCAGATGATGAAAAAATGCACTGGATGCAAGATAATCATTATCCTTACGTCAAACCTTACGCTAGGATAAGAGAAAATATGGGCTTGCAAACGGATTTCGTGGATTTGAAAGTTACTGGCGATTTCTGGAACTCTATTGACGTGATACCTGAAAATGATGAAGTGATATTTTTCAGCATGGACGATAAAACACAAT